TGTAATATCTCCTGCTAAATATAAAATACAAGGTTTATAATTTTGGGTTATAAATGTTAATTTATTATATAAGTCCTGAGTTAATGCAGTCATTTGTGTAGCATTTACTACTTGACCATTAATCCATTGTGATTGTTGGTTGTTAGGCATTTATTATGCTCCTTACTTGTAATAACCAATAATATTTAGAGGATATGCATTATCCCCTATATATTTTATACATTTATTAAAATATGTTCTAGGGTCCGTAGGATAGGTTGGACCAATTAAAGTGAACCCTGCTGCAACTGGGTCTGATTCTGGGTCGAATATAACAGGATTCCCCACATCTGCTCTACTCATATTAATAATTAACTGAGATATCTCTGCTTGGAATTCATCAGTAAAAGTACCAGAATTAAATATAGTCCAAACCATATTTTGTAATGCTGGATTGTAAGGAGCTAGAATTGTTGTAGTTCCTAATTCAGTATTTCCAGGTACTCCGAGGTTCCAATATCCAGATGAACTATTAGTACCATCATCTATATACACAGCAGAAATAGTTCCTAATCTATAATAGATATACTTACTTACAAACAATTCCAAACTATAAGAATTTAAAGCTACAATATTTTTTGATGATAATATTTGGAATAATTGGTTTACATAAACACTATTACTTAATAATCCTATAGTTCCATTATATTGAAATTCTAATTGTGTAGAATAAGTATCAGAATACACTTGTGATTGCACATTAAAATATTCTTGATAATAATCATTAATACTTTTTGATTTGGCAGTTAATATCTGCCCTATTACATTTTTTGGGGTTATTTCATTAAATATACCTAATGGAATTTTTTGTACTAATCTAGTGTAGTTATCTGGTGTACTTTGTCCATAAATAGCTTTTGTATATAATATCTCAAAATAAGTAACTCCATTGTATGTACCAGTTAAAGCTATTGCCAATGGATTGTTATCCATTGGTATAAATACATCTAAAGCTATTAAATTTGCATTACCGTATAAAATATAACTATTAGTTATGGTTACTGTATTAAGACTGTTATCATTTAGTATAACAGTAAAAAATGCTTTTGTAGCATTCCCAACTAATGGTAATACATTTACAGTAGTTTGCAATTGCGTCATGCTAATACTACCGAAATTGAACTATATGCTGCTACATCGTAAGTATATTGTATTTTATTATTAAATGCATCTTGATTAGGAACTGCAATATCTCCAATGGAGAATACAGCATTAGTTAATATTTGCGCAATATTTCCGTTTAATGCTGATAAATCCTGATTCAATGAATATAGTAAACTATCAATGGTTATATAATTTTGAGTATTATTTATATTAGTAGCACCAAATTGTTGATTACATATAGCACTTCTTACTTGACGCTTAACCAATTGCTCAACAGTAAAAACAGCTGTTGTAGGTTCAAAGCCAATAGCTTGAGTATTTATTGTTATTAGCGTAGATAATTCATACCCTATAGCTAACGATATTTGCACTTCAAATGGTGATATTGTATAAGTCTCACATGGGAATACATCCACTGTCAAACCTACTAATCTTTGGCTATTTATATAATCTCGCACTTTATCTAAAACGGTAATATCTGCTTCCCTTGTGTAAGGTATGTATACTCCAGATGCTAACCCTTGGTCTAAATCATATGGTGTAATTGATGAACCAATTAATGGAAATACCCCTAATTGTCCTACTCCACTTACTATAATAAAAGATGGTAATATTATTGCAAAAGTAACCTGAGTATCTGCTTGTAATGCAAACTGGAAATAATCAGTAGTTCTTGCACCAGCCTGTGGAACTCTAATTGATTGTAAAATTCTTGTTATACAACTTTGGTCTGATTCTTCTAATTGCCCACTTGCTACATTCTGTATTACTGCGGTTTGTGCAGTTGTTGTTGATGTTAAATTTAATTGCGCACCTGTTGGAAGTACTACACCTGTACCAGCAGTTAAAGTATATAATGCAACTAAGGTTGAACCATTAGGGACTGTAACAGTGGATAGCGTCTGAAATTGGGTACTTGAATTTGCAAAGATTGTTCCTTGTTCTATAGTAGTTGGAGTAGTGCTATCGATAAAACAATAAGCAATCCCATAAGTAGCACCAATACGTGCTACTAATCCACGAGAGTACAACCATTGGTCAACCTGATCACCAACTGCATATTGAGGATAGATTGAATTCTGTACTGTTTGCAGATTCATATATAAGTCTAATAATATTGCTGCCATTGCACCTGCGTCAATATCCCAAAATGAATTAGGAGCAAACGCATTAATTGATGAATTTTCTGGTTGTAAATAAGTCTGATATTGACTTTTTAAGCTTGCTATTGTAATTGAGTTATTATTCATTGTGCATTATCCCACGTCAAACTTACATTTTGTCCGTTAGTATCAACGGCTCTAATTTTAATTGTTATATAATTTTGAGTAACTGGTATTATAGCTATTGCTAAATCAGTTATAATATTTGCAGTAATAAGAATTTGATATGCAGATACAATAATATTTTTTATTGTATTTTGTTGAATCCCACCAGGAGGAATGCTAAATAGATAAGTAATTAATAGACTATTAATACTGTAGTCATAAATACAATTATAAGCAGTTAAAGATACTGCAAGTTGA